TTAAATATGAAATTTAAATGTGCTATAAACTAGGTTCCACCAATTTTTCCAACCTAATATGCCTATAGCAGGGTATGATATGTAAATATGTTTTGCTAATATAAATATTTCTTCGGTCAGAATGCCGTCGAAATCTTTCATGACACCTTTATTGAGTTTTAAAAGGAATCTTCATCTAATATAACACATATAAACTACTAGTTAAAAGTAAACCTGTAGTTTAATCTTGTAGTATTTCCTATTTTTATCAAATACGCTCAAAGTGGCTTAAATACTCACTTTTTTTGCCTTTGCAAATGTAGATCAATATCAAGTCAATTCTTATTTTTGCCCCTAAAATGCCCCTAAGAAATCATCACAATACTGATATCAGCGCCTGCAGCTAATTTGTTCGCAAACACTATTTTATAACCACTGCTTGTATTAGCAAGAGTAACATTATATTCATCCATTCTTAGCAACAGTCCATTTACATACACTTGCAGGTTCGTGTCAATGTTGTATCTATATGCTTCAGGAATTAACATTTCTTTGATTGTTTTTTTTGCAGTCGTCTCATGCCTTCTGTAATTCACTTTCGCAGCTGCCGGCAACACATATGCATATTCACGCAAATCTGTTATGTCTGCTGGGTCAATACTGCTTGAACTCGCACGTATTAACACATCCGCTAACGCGATCTCATATATATCATCAGTCTGTGTTATGCTCGGAGATACAGGATGGGCATCCTCCGTTCCATCAATTGCGGCTAATTCAATCGTTCTATTTGACTTGTCATACCTAATCACTATTTTGGTGTATCGATCTTTCACAGGATGTGCTTGCGATATATCGATATATTCTGTTTCATTGCTCGTCATCCAGTGTCCAGATACGAGCGCCTTACCGGAATCAATGCTGACTCTCATGCCTTCAGCAGAAACATGAAATGCATTCATATACCCACTGAATATTCCATCCGTTAGTATGCCATCGAAAAAACTATTAACATCATCACTGCTGTATACTCTGTCCGGCTCGCCGTAGTCATCCATCTTTGCGTCAAAAAAACCATATTTGATCATTTTTTTATTCTCCTATCCAGGTGCTTAATGAGGGTATTACCGTTTCGCCTTCATCGCTCACACTCTCTATCACTCTTAATATACGTGGGTTTGCTGTTATTCCGTACTTATTTGCAACTGTGACAACATCGCCCAGAAAGTAATCCGTGTTGTAGATATACATTCCGTTAGTTTCGATTGACCCCTCATAATTTTCAACGTAGGAATTTTCCGAGATATAATCTTTTCCATCTGAAACAAGTAGTGCTGTATATTCTTTTTCAGATATTTCTCCATCATTCGACGACACATTTCTTGAATCCGTGTAGCCTTCATATCTTTCAAGACCTTTCGCTGAGCCGCCGACCACGCTGCGCCGCCTGTTAAGACCTTCACCTTCTCCAGCCACAACCACTGTCGTTTTATAGTTCGTATAATCAACAGAATATGTATCATCTGTGATGTTCTCATTTCCTGCACTGAATACTATGTGTGGGTTTGTGTCCTGGTTAATTGATCTGTCTGTTCCTGCGTATAATGTCATTACATAATTGTTCGCCGCATCTATATATACATCCCACCCTGCCTGATAAGTTTGCAAAATATCAACGACTGTATCATACAGGTTATCACCCGTAATCTGTTGTTGATGCTTTTGCGTGTATATTCCAGGCAGCTTAAGCATAAAACCATCAATCTGTCTCGCCGGAATTGATGGTTTTATGGCATTTTCATCCACCAACTTTTCGATATCGGCTTCTACGCTTCCGGACAAATTAGTCTGCTGCCATACTATTCTCTGTCTCAATATGTCTTTAAGATCGTACCCAGTGATGATAAGATTGTCCCCCTCCTCGTCATCTGTGGTCAATTGTATCTTATTGATAGTCATAACATGATACATGGATCCATCTGGCATGATATCCTTGTCTCTGGCAAGTCGATTTCCGATTGCAAGAAGTGTTACAGCCTTCTGATCAGCTGCGATGTATAGTTCACATTCACCACGTTCATTATATTTCAGATCCCATATAGCGCTTTTATATGTATCTATCACATCTATCACTTCATTATTTTTGTTTAGAACATATATATCCATGTTACACACCCTCGTACTCATTTGAATATTTCAATTCTAACAGCACATACTCCGCCCCTGTTTCTGCTGAATATCCAACATGGTTAATGCCTCGTTTCAACTTTAGCCATTTGGATTTTGCAGACTTTCTGTTAATAATATTTTTTTCTTCTCCATGATATATTGCTTTTATAGACTTATGTCCAGCACGCGTGTCGATTTGTATAGTCTCATCCTTTCTATACATTCCCTGTATTTCAATATATTCATTGCTTTCCGTAATATATATTTTTGGGGATGATACCTTTTCATTAAAATGTATGCGACATATAAATCCAATATCATCGTCTGAATTATTATTTACTACTATTTCGGAGTCACTGCACATACCAAATATTATCGGCTTAACGATACTTTCTCCTTCATACTCAGCTGGTATATTTCCTTGATTAATCTGCAATTTGTATATTCTGTATTTTCCTTTGCCAAACTCAATATAGACCGGCCCAGGAGTCGACACTAATATAGTTAATAGCAGCCTGTTCCAGCCTGGAACTATGGCAGTATCACACTTAGTATTACCCAGTATGACAGATATCTGCATTGCGGTATCTGCATATATCCATCCTGATACCGTATATGTTCCGGCGGTTTCAATAATATTGTTAATTCTTAGCATCGCTGGTGACTCTATTATAAGTTCGCACATCATATCAGTTTTTCCGGCTGGATTCGTATCTACGCAGGTTCTTTTAATATTCACATCTTGCTCCTATCCTATGTCAATCCCAAACGCCTGTACTCCGCCCGGCTTGATCGTCACTGGTTGGTCGAGTACCTCTCTGGCTATCATTACTTTTATGCTTGCCGCAGTTTGTATTAGTGCCACCTCTTTGACTGTGATGTCTTCTGAGGTATCATTCGTTACAGTTCTTGTATATCGACACACCCAATTACCATTCCTGTTTACTATCTTGTGAGAATAACCAGAGTTAGTCAAAGTATCAATTCCATGCTCCCACTTGTAATCATCAAATGTAACTGGTGTGTCATCCGTACCAAGTGCCACACAGAAGTCTCCGCCTTCACTCTCATTCAAGTCGCGTGGTAGATATTTCATGTTTGAACAGAACCTTGTATTAGCGTAGCCCATACTAGCTGAACTTGACTTTCCTGTTATACTAATAGGACTAACTGGCATTTCTCTTGTATTTCCTGTATTTCCGCCTGTTGAATTTAGATACAAGACTTTCTTAAAATTGTTTAATATCATGCTGTTACCTCCTAATCTCCTAAATATACTGATGTCTTTAATGCCTGCACCGGCACGACAAAATCCACGCCGCGCGCTGCTTTTTCGGATATGAACTGCACTGGTACGACATAGCCACCAGTTGGGATTTTCTCTGCATTATCAATCACTGTATCCCAATCGTCACCACTTGCGGTCTCAACTCCCTTTTCAGTGATGACCGCCGCAAGCCTTTCCTTGACATCACTGCCACGTTTTTTTACATTTTCTAACTCCTGCTGTACATTTTCCTCAATTTGCACAATCCCATCTTCTATGTGATTCAGCTGTGCTGCGGACAGAACCTGTTCAGGTTTAAAATTTTGCTTTTCGTACATAAATACCTCTCTTCCGTTGCACCGGTGCAACTTTCTATTATTTCAGACAAGTGTCCCAATACCAAGCAAGCCTTTGTTGAGAATCAGCGACTTGTCTGATATCGGGGATATCAGCTCGCACCTGGTGTCTTCAAGTCCCTGTCCTCCTGGAACCAAGTTGTGTGCCAGAAGCGTATAAAACGGGAAGTAAAACTCCGGTTTTGAATTTGATATCATAGTCACATTTTCATGTGTATCTATAAATGCAGGAAGCGGACATATAATGCTGAGCTGTATGGCCTGCATACTTGCGAACAAATCTGCCTCAAGAGATTCAACATATCCATCTATATATACATCTCGTTCGTCATTTTTAAAACATACCCTCAACTGGTTCTTTGTCGGGCAGAATCTATACAAGCGAATTCTATTAGCTTCTATATTCCGAAGAGGATATATCATCAATACTATATTCCGTTTATCTCGTTTAGCACTCACGTAGCGGACTCCATCGGTTGCCGCTACGGTCGATGTCACTATATTTGTAGCCGTCGGTGACAACCCTGATGCTGTCGTTTCAAAATCACGGCCGTCTGTCACATCTAATCTGTCGCCTTTTGAGTTTTGAAGTACTATCTGATACATCAGGTCACCTCCGGTCTTAATTTAATAAGATTTTTCGTCTGTCTGTATATCTCCAATCTGCTAAGCGCCTTCGGAGAATTGTTGTTCTGCACAAAGTTATACGTGTTATTATTATTTGTTGTGGATCCGCCAGTTCCGCCACCTCCCGGATTAGGCTTTGGCATATGTTTTTTTACATCATCAATAATGTCAATGTCATCGATGTCTGATACATCCTGGGCCTCGGTTGCCAGCCTCTTCATAGCTGCGTGTACTTTGTCCTTATACATGTCAACACCTTCGGCCACACCAAGAACAAGATACTTTCCGATCTGATCTCGCATCACTCTCGACGGGGAGTGTATGCCGAAAAAGCTCTTAAGCTTGTCTGTTACGCCGTTGGCAAATTCTTTAATCTTTCCTGTTAACCAATCGAGCTTATCATTTATTCCATTCCAGAAACCATCAATAATATGATTGCCTATTTCTCTGATATCTGATGGAAGTCCTTTTATCGCGTCTTTCAGATTGTTTACAAGTTTCTCTCCGGCGTTCTTAGCTGCGTTTTTGATGTCACTTCCGAATTCGATTACTTTTTTTATGCCATTTACTAGGATATTTCCAAGTTCTTTCGGAAGATTCTTGACCTTTTCAATGAGACCATCAACAAATTTTTGTCCATACTCAGCCGCCTTGCTTATCATATCGCCAAACCACGATATTACTTTTGCAAGGATGTTCCCCCCAAAAGTTGCGAGCTTAGGTCCCAGCTTTGCCAGCGCCTTCATTATTGATGCAATTATCTGTGGCATCGACTGTCTTAGCTCAGATGCAATCTTGGGGACCGCTTGAACCAATGTCATGAAAAGTTCAATTGCACAGTCAAGCAGCAAAGGTATATTGTCGGCCAGTACATCTACGATGGTAGTTATGATTTCAGGAAGCGCATCCATCAGTGCAACTGTAATCTGAGGTATAGCATCGACTACGGCCATCCAGAATGATATGCAGGCCTGCAAGAGCTGAGGTATCGCTCCAAGTAATCCAGATATCACGGAATCAAGTATCTGCGGCAGCGCAGCTATGAGCGAATCAAGTATTTGTGGGATAGCATCAACTATAGCCATAAGCAGAGTGATCGCACCATCTGCCAGCGCCTGATAACCGGAAACGAGTCCGTCAATCAGAGCCTGTATAATATCCGGCATAGCGGAAACCAAAGCATCGATGATATCCGGTAAAGCTGCTACTATTCCATTGACAAGCGATATTGCTGCCTCTATCAATTCTGGCAATCTGGACAGTATCTCGGTTATAATCTGAGGTATCACCTCTGCTGCCTTAGTCGCTATCTCTGGGAGCTGCGTGGATAATCCGGATAGTAACTCTGTTGCTATATCAACCGCTGCCCCTGCTATGTCTGGCAACGAGTCAAGGACTCCCTGCGCGAGGCTTCCCACAAGTGACACTCCAACAGTCGCTACATCAGGCAGCTTTGCTGTTACTTCATCGAGTGCTTTCACTACTATGTTGCTGAGTGCTTCTCCAAGCTGTTCGTCAGCACCATCTACACCTGTTATTGCATTCTTTATCGCAGGCATAAGATCGTTTGTGACTTCCTGTACGAGTTCCCTCATAGGGCTTGTAGCAGATTCGTATATTGTTATGCCCAAGTCTTCGTATGCGCTGTTCAGGGCCTTCAGGTCGCCTTCGAGGTTGTCATTCATGACATTTGCCATGTCTTCGGCTGAACCGCTGCAACTTCTGAGCTGTTCCTCAAAGTCTGCCGCGTTACTTACTCCGGCGTTCAGTATAAGGTTCAGACCCTTGATAGAGTCTGATGTGAATGTTGAGGATAATGCTGTCGCCTTCTGAGCATCACCCATGCCATCTGTTGCCTTTTCAACGTCTGCCAGAATGTCAGTAAGGTCTCTGTAGTTTCCTTCCGCATCCATAACCTGAACATTCGTGTCGCCAATAGCAATAGCTCCGTCCTTCATCTTTGCAGTCATATCACGCATGACCGCAGTAAGAGCCGTTCCACCTTCAGAGCCCTTAAGTCCCTGATTTGCCATCATTGCAAGCAGGCTTGTCGTAGTCTCTATGTCCTGCCCGGCGGCGTTTAAGTTTGCCGCGCAATTCTTGTACGCCTCGCCCAGTTGTTCCGCAGAGGTGTTTGAATTACTCTGAGAATATGCGAGCAAATCAGCAAAATAAGCGCTGTCTTTTGCCTGCATTCCAAATGCCGAGAGATAATCTGTCACCATGTCAGATGCCTTGGCCAGATCCATACCTGATGCCGCCGCAAGGTTAAGTACACCTCCCAGTGCATCTGTACTCTGGTGTGCATCCCAGCCGGCGAGAGCCATATACTTTAATGCGTCCGCTGACTCGCTTGCGCTAAATACCGTAGATGCTCCGAATTCTTTTGCTGTGTCCGACAAGAGTTTCAGGTCTTCACCTGTCGCCCCGGATATAGCCTGGACTTCACTCATAGATGATTCAAAAGTTCTTCCGGTCTCAAGTGCATCTGCAGCAAGATCCTTAAGTCCATCAAGAGCCTTGCGGATTCCTTCAGCTACAAGGTTCGCCAGCACGCCCTTCATCACCGTGAATCCTTCGCTGGATTCCTCTGCCGCTGCTCCTGCATCTCTGGCACCATCTTCAAGATCATCATAACTGTTGTCGAGTGCGTCTGCCGCATCATTAGCATCTTTTAATGCTTTCTTATTGTCTGACAGATCTGTTGACAGATCATCTATCTGCTTTGCAAGATTCTTTGCCGCTTCCGAATTCTTACCCTGTGTCAATACTACAGATGCATATTCTTTCTTGATATCAGTAAGGCTCTTCTCCTGAGCGTTGATTGTATCTGAGAGATGATCTGTTGCAGATACAGTCTTGTTCTGCTCCTGCGTAAGCTCGGCAAGCACATTATTGTACTTATCAATACTTTTTTCAGTAGTCTTAATCGCTGCTTCCTGATTCTCGATCTTGATCTTAAGATCGACTGCAGCCTTCGAGTTCTCTCCGTACTGATTCTTAGTGAGCTCGTACTGCTTGCGATAGTCCGTTAATATGCTTCTCTGCGACTGCAGATTCTTACCGAGCTGAGTCAGCTTACTGCTCACCCCATCGGCGCTTTTAGACCAGTTGTCAAGTCCTGCTGTAGAGTTCTTGAACTCTGCCGATGCAAGAGCCATCTGTTTCTTTGCTGCTGTGATATTTTTAGTCAGATCACTGATGTCTACTTTAAATTTAGTTGTCGCTTCGTCTGTCTTCTTTGCCAATCATTGCATTACCACCAGCCTGCATCGTCACTCGCTCTGCGTCGTCTCGGCTTGTCCTTTGTCTGTGCCTCCCGGATTTGCATCCGTCTCACGTCTGCATACATCACAAGTACATCGTGATATGATGTTTTACTGAGCGTCAGCGGATTAAGCCCTGGATATAATACGCACAAATTATTTATGATCAAAAAAAGTGTCTCATCAAGGGGGATATCTTCCCCCTCATCTAGTTTTTTGGGTCTGTCGGGATACTGAGCATGTCCTTTACGGCAGCTACAGCTATATTCTTAATTACGATAAGGAGCTCCTTCATCTTGACATGATCCCAGTCATCATTTTCCATGTCTGGAAAAGCTTCAGAAAGGATTGATACAAGATCATTCCATTCCTCAAATATCATTGAGAGCAGTGTAGCATTATCGAGATTCTTGTAATCAAACAGGGCCATGAGCCTTCTGACAGTGCCAAACTCCAGGTCAACGGTATCTGCCTTGCACTCCTTCTTTACTGTCTTTTTATCTTTCTCATATACTTTAATGGTTATATCCATCTTATCCTCCTATTAATAAGCGTGAAGAGCATACCCCTCCACGCCGTTTGTAAACATGATTTACTGATGTGAATCCGCCTGATCTGCTGTCGCCTGAGAAGCCTCAATCCAACTGTCCGGGGTATGTACTTTCTTGAAGAACTCATCCTCGTCAACATCCTTGTACCGGTCATCGATAACTATTCCCTTGACAGAGCACTTCTTCCACTTGCCATCCTCAAGCTTTCCATGGTCAAACCTATGTTTCGTCCTAATTGCGGTAAATGTAAGTGACTGATTATTTGACGTTGTGCCATTGTCCTCTGTCTGGGAAGTCTCGTCAGGGATCGCAAATGTGCCCTTATGTCGTACTACATACCTGTACTTACCATCTGTACCCTTCGTCCTGTAGCCAAGCGCATAATATGTTGTATCTCTATCACCTTCTACGAGCATCCCTGAATCCTTGTCAAAGGACTTGCCTGTTATCTTTGCATACATATCAAGCTCGGGAACTGAAGTTGTCAAAGTGATCGTATCAGGTCCCTCCGAGCTTATGACGAGCATAGGCTGATTGTCATAATACTTTGGCTCTGAGCTCGTCTCCACCGTCTTGCTGACTTCTGCAACCGGAGCAAGCGGCTCCCAGTCGCCTGTCACATAGCCATGGTCAGGCTCTGCGCTGTTGTCGTCACACTTAACCTCCGCTATGCAGAGCATGTCAACTCCACGGAATTCTATTACCTTATCTTTCATCGCTTAATCCTCCATGTATAAGACTCCGATACCTCTTCCTGTGTGTGTCGGCCTGTCACTGCCTACATCATGCCCGGAGTCATAAATTATAAAACCATTTTCCTTAAGTTTCTTTTTTGTTTCACGCAGGACTGAGTATGTTTTTGCAGGGTCAACTGAATAAAAATTGACATCAAAGTCCTGTATTTCCATTGTTGCCGTGTTGTCATAATAACCAGACTCTTCCGACGAGTTATTCCAAAATGTGAAAAAATGCTCCGGGTATTCATCGCTATCAGTGAAACTCCCCTGTCTGTATGACTCATACCCTACGTTTTCGAGAATGCTTATCAATGTATCTTCCATGTATCAACCTCCCATTCTCTTATGTATGGCTTCTGAAAAGATTTTTTTCTGCTCCTCAGCTATCATATTCTTTGTTTTTCTGCCATACACAGCATTTTTCAAACCCTGCACCGGGCGCATCGTCGGTGTACCATACATCAGGAATATTGACGTAAGCCCGCCTTCCGCAAAATCAAATCCAACCTTGGTTGATGCTGTTAACCCCTCCCACTCAATAGGATAGTTATCACGGATTGAGCCAAGGGTTCTACCTGTCTGCTTATGTTTTTCCATGATGGGTTCAAGTCTTTCTGCTACTACCTTATTTGCTGCCTTGAGACTATCCTCTGTTGCTTTTTCTACATCGCCTTCAAGACCTTCAAGCTGCGCAACTATATCCTCAAAGCCTTCAAACTCAAGCCCTATCCGGTTTTTGCTCTTTGCCATCACGCACCACCTTTCACAGCTTTTACCTTGATCTTCAAGTATATATTCGCCATGTTGATGTTTTCAGGCGTTCCAAGGATTTCATAATCCTTGCCATCCACCCTTATCATTGATGCAGATGTAATGTCAGGTCTATACCAGGTTTCCACCGTAGCGGTATCTTCTACAGCAAGAATTCCATTATTCTGTGTTTCAGTGCCGCCGAAGGTCTTGAAACTGATATATATATCATCAGTTTTTTTGAATATTTTTTTATTCGTGCCTTTTATCTTTTCATAAGATGTTGTCAAAAGTTCTGCCGGCACCGTGTACGGCAGATTTGGCGTATATACTTTCACGTCTCCGCCTTTCTGCATGTCTTTCTGCAGCCAAGATTCACTATACGCATATGCGTGTATTCACTCAATTTTTTGTAGTTAAAAAGATCATTGACAGCGCAGCATATGGTTCCAATAGCCTCATCCGAATTAACAAGATTCTCCGATGCACCAGCATCAACCAGCATCTGCTTGACTTCATCAAGTAGTCTGCCTATGCGGGCATCCTGGTATGATCCTGTTATATTCATTGATTCTTTACAAGCGGTAAGCTGGTCTTCTCTGGTCATCGTTACTCCTTATTCATTCTTATTCTCTGTTGTCTGTGTTGATGATGCCGGCTCCTCACCCTTCTTGACGACAAGCACACCATTTGGATCAATGAGCTTTCCATCAACTATCATGATGCACTTGTTCTTCACCTCGTTAGTGTCATGATCAACCCACTTGACTGTTGTCATCTGCATGTTTGTGTTGACTGCATAGTCTGTGCCCTTGAAGAATACTGCAACAACGTCACCCTTAGCAGCATCGTCCCATGATGCAATCATGTCATCCTCTACAGTTTCAACGTCTTTGCCCATGAAACGATAAGTTTCTTCGCCATTGATGCCATAGTTCGTTCTTCCGAGAGGCTGTCCATTCTTATCAACCATGCCGTCTATATATCCGTCAAAGGTTGACTGATTCATGAAGAATGCACCATTTCTATATGCCTTCTTCATCTTTGCCTTAACCTTCTTATGCCATCCATCCCAGGATGCAAACTCAGATGGAGTCATAGTTATGATATTCTCCTTCGGGATCCTCTTGTCTGTAGTAATACCCTGAGGCTGTGATGTTCCGTTGCCCTTAAATATCGCTATCTCTACTGCCTTAACAATAGCCTCAGTAGCAAGAGGTACAAACAGTGCCTGGAATGCCTCAAGGGTAACTACGTTAGCAAGAAGTGTCTGAGCAATCTTACACTCCACACCAAAATAAGAGAATGTAATCTTCTCATCAGCCTTGATTTTCTGTGAATCAGACTTTCCCTCTCCAACCCATGCAGCCTCCGGTTTCAGAGAAAGAATAGGTATCGCAATACCTCCCTGAACATTTAGCTTGCGAATAAGCTTGTATACGTTGCCATATGTGTCCATCTTTGTGATGATTTCATTCATCAAAGATGTTGGTATCACCGCGCTGGCATCTGCCACACCTGTCACCACATCAGTCCTGAGTTCCGCTGGAATCTCTACGCCTCTACACACATATTCCATGAACGCACTACGATACTCAGGTGTATCATGTCTATCTGTTTTTTTATCTGACCTCTTTACTGTAGCAAATGCAGCAAATGGAGTACCTCCGCGGAGTTCAGCGCTAACAGGTATCTGCGCTCTGGAATTGTCGTCATCATCACCGGTGGTGTCATCATCTCCCTCATCATCAAGCTCTGCAAGCTGTGCCTTTGCATCCTCAAGCTCTGTAAGTACTTCATCTAAAGTATCTCCAAGACTGCGGACTTCATCAGCTGTAGTAGCTGTCTTGATACGATCCTTGAGTTCTGTAGCTCTCTTGTTCTTCGCATCAATAGTCTTCTGTAAGTAATTTCTTAACTTTTTCTTCATCTTTGCCTCCTTATTTGTAAAGAATCTCTGCTTTCAACTTTGCAAGCTCCAAATCCGTGTCGGACTCCTCCGACTTAGCTCTCACGCTGTCCAGCGTGGATTTGACACTATCCAGTGTTTCCTTCGCTCTTGCCGAGATTTCGGTTGCTTCGTACGCTGGGAAGGTTACTGCTGATACTTCAAACACACTGCTCACCTTCCTGATGTGTCTGAGAGGATGATCACTATCAAGATCCTCCCACTCCTCATCATCTATGGTAAACATAAACGACATGCCGCTTATGTCTCCTCTCTCTACTGCGCTATAAAGATTTGCTGCATCAGTATTTCTCTCAATATCGAGATTGACTCTGATATGCATTCCTCTATCGTCAACACTCATCTGCATAGTCGAATTCTTATTGTTACGTCTTGATCTCGCCAAAGGAATCATATTTGTATTGTGATTTACAAGAAATCTGACATCTCTAAGATCGGCTCCATCGAGTGCACCAGGCTCTATGATTTCATCGAAGAATCCGAGGTCTGTTCTGCTGCCATATACAATCGGGCGTCCTTCGAGATAATATCCATGCTCGTCATCATGCTTAGCCCGAACCTCAAAATCATATGCTCTTGTTACTGTCATTTTTTCAGTATCATTTTTTCTCATCGCTCTGTCCTCCAAGTTTCTTCTGCTGATATATCCATGCTTTGTTGACATCGATATAGTTAAGCGACTGCATCCTCTTTCCTTTGAGTTCTGCAAGCGGCTCAAAACCAAACGCATTTCTCTTCTCGTTAGCATAAAGATCACCAGAGTCACCTAATATTCGCACCATTTCAATCACCTGGTCTGTCGTCATAAACTCAAGAGTTTTTGTATAAAACCGGATCTCATGCCCTCTTGCTTTTTCTCCAGGAGTGAAAATGGTTTTAGTAAATGCCTGCCCTACTTTTACAACAATAGGTTCTATAGCTTTTTGAAAAAAAGCCTCATATTGAGCTTTTGTGTAATCGCCTGTAAGGATTGGGATAGATGTTCCATAATTTCTTAGTATCTTCTCATCAACGAATTTTAAGGTATCAGGATCAATGAGCTTAATGTCCGGTGTAATAGGTGTATATTCTGTCTTCAGATCGAGCGGGAGAAAGCCGCTCATGCTCTGATTGATCTTCTTCTCAAAATTCTTCAATGCCGTCTCTGTTGCATTATCATCATCCATGTATGTATTGAACTTAACTATTCCTGTTATGTTCATCCCTCTCTTGGCGGCCCTGCTCACACTTTCAAGAAGGTCCTGATTGATCTGCAGAGTCTTCAGCAAACTTTGATTATCCGGCTGTCCAGCTTCATTTCCTCCCATAAGCTCATTGACACTATATCTATATCTGATATGTATCACCTCACTGTATGGCAATGTCATCTCATATCCGTTCGCAAATCCAAGCTTGACATACAGTTTGTTGTCCTTGTCCTGCTGCCATTCAACGCTAGTCGGAAGCACCGGATATAAACCTGTGTACTTTCTCTGCTCTTTTCCATTCGCATCCTTCCAGGTGTAGAATGTCGGGATTATCCAGCTGTTATAATTCAGCATCAGATTCCACATGAACTTTTCGATAAAATCTGCTGTAGTCATCAATTCATTTGGCTGCTTTAACAGTCGCTGTATGTCACTGTTCACAGGGATGATATCTGATCCCTTGGTCTTTATGTGCTTTGGGATCAGCTTAATGCATTCTTGCACAATGCAGCTCACAGCCTGCTGTACTACGTCACTGGCATATATATCCTGTCCAAACTGGCTATATATAGGTGCATATCCATTCAACATATCTGCAAGATATGTATTTGTTTTTTTCTTTCTAATCAGGTTATTAAACCAGCCCATACTACTTACCTTTCTTATTTACCCTTGACAGAAATTCACTCTTATGCCTGCGAAACATCTCATATACACCTATGAGTGTTACCGAACCGTCTATTTTGTTTTCGTCATTCATCTTTATACAAAGTGCCTGTCGCTTGTCGTCCATCTTCAGGCATGAATTTTTGAAATTCCATCGATCTACTGGATTCTCGTTATAATTGATCAGACGGCTCTTCAGGTCAGCCTCGACAAGTCTCAGTGCATTGTTCAGCGTCGCCGCATTCTGCAGTACCATCTCAAGCTCTTTGCCTTCTCTTGTCCAACCGTACATAGACATTCTCTCGATCCAGTCCTTAGAAAACCTCTGATCGTATCCACAATATAACAGCTTTATCTTGTAATCCTTATACAGCTGATAAAACCAGTCTGCTACAACCGCAAGATCTATCTCATTATCCTGGCATACTGCAATATATCCGGCGTCAGCCCATTCCTTATAACGGGCGTCCGCATTATGATCGTCCTTATCGACATCCAGCTTTTGCCGTGGGATGAAATACTTTGTATATATATACTTTGTATCGTCACCTGGTCTCATCATGAGCACCTTCGCACAGCACAGATCTGTTGTCTCCGCAAGATCGACCATTCCAAGGGCAATAGCTCCTCGCATATCTTCAATGTCATATACCGCCTTATATGTGTAGTCCTCAATATTGAGCCAGCTCTCTGTACCGTTCTGCTTGATGTTAAAATCCTTCGACAGCACGAATATACGGTCTGCCTTTGACATCTTTGCAAGTTCAACCTGTTCCTCAAGATATTCAAGCTTTTTTACTACTCCAAGGGTAGGGTTCGATTTGTACCAGCTCTTTGGATTTGTCCAGATCTCCATTTCCGAATCCTGTGTGTATAGCCAGTCAAGTCTTCGCTTGCTTGCCATCGAATCATCTTCACGGTATATAGCTGCATGAGCTTTCTTCAGCTCATCATCAAGGAATCCCTCAAATACAAATCCATCAGTTGTGATCAACCATAGTTTTGGATTATCCTTAATACTCTGGGACTGTTCTATTGACTTCACAATGACATTCTGTTTCATCTCATGGACTTCATCGACCACAGCAAAATCAATGTTTCGGCCCTCTTTATTCCTTGTACGGTCCGTGAGCTTGGTCATCTTTGATCCATTGTTCAGATTAGATATTCCAAACTGATTTTTCCAGGTGTCCTGGCTCTTAGGATCGACAAGCAGCCGCATAACGTCCACGGCATTATATGTAATATTTGCCTGGGCATCATCGTTTGAGGATGCGACTATATCTGATCCGGGATTTCCAACTATAAGTTCCGCAAATGCCAGGCCTGCACATGTCTCTGTTTTGCCGTTTTTTCTTGCTATCTCAAGCAGTACTCGTTTAAACCGATCAAAACCGGTATCAGGCATCTTGAAGCTATATGCAGCTTCGATGAGTGCCTTCTGCCAGTCCATCAAGACCATGGGCTGATTATAAAATGGTGATTTTGTAAGCCGGACACAATGCTCCATGAAATTTATTCTAAGGAGAGCAGCTTCTGTATCATATATATACTCACTTGTCTTCAGATCTTCCGACAGATTCGCAAGCTGTGTCTTCAGATCCTCGCCGATAATATATGTCCCCAGCTCGCAAAGTTCTTTGTACCGAAGCATATTACTGTTGTCCGGCGTCCATATTGTTTTATTCTGTATTAGCATTCAGGAACTTTCTCGCCCACGCTCTAAGTGGGGATTCTTCGTCATCAGCATCAATTCCGGCACATTTTGCTATGATCTTGATGCAATTTGTATACTGCTGCAATGTCTCTTTGTAGAGTTTTGCCGCAGGAGTTGCCCGCTGTCTCTCTGGTCGTTCTTTATCAACTCGTATCTGAGGCAGTGATCTGTAATGCTTCAGCTGTGTTTCCATGTAAACCACCTCATCGACCAGCTGTAACATGAGTTCACTATTATTACCGACTATTTTTAATAGCGCTTCTCGTCTATCCATTTTTTTCTCCAAGCATCAGAACATTAAAACTCATTACTGTCTGCGCTGTGATTGCCTGCTTACCAACGTTATAAAGTCTAACAGTCAGCTGCGCCTTCGACAGATCTGCGCCTTTATAGGTAATTCCCGTTTCTGCTGTAACCGGACATGCCTCCAGCTTAGATGTCGACACTGCAAAAGCCTTAACAAGCTCTGGGTTCTTATACATGTTTAAACTTATGTCTTTTTCTATGTATCCCCCAACAGGTATATCTTCCATGACAGTCAATATCTGACTCATTGCATAGACTCTTAATTTTGGCGGTATTACAAATTCAGTAATATCGTCTCCATTCACCACCGCAAATGTATCTACTGATGGCACCTCAACCTTATTTTTGGTTTCATCAAAACCGTATACAGCCATTTTTTCTCCTTTTCACGATTTTATTTAATTTCAAAATCAAAAATCTCATTTTTCGACTTTCGGTGAAAATTACCACCCCCCAACAGTCCCCGTCAGGGTGCCAATCACGGCTCAAGTGGGGGGGAGTATTTTTCCCACCAATCGCTTATATATTTCTGCCACAACTCCGTATTTCTGTTACCATCTGAATACAAGCGTGACAAGCATTCCTTTTTGTTTGTGTCTATAAATATTTCCTGGGCTCCAAGCTCACGGCACAGGCGGTCTCGCTCGCTTATAAGTGGATATCCTCCAACTATATACGCATTCTGCCATTTGCCTGTCCTGTACTTAACACAGTCAAGAAGATAATCTCTCATGCCAAACACAACAGCGTTAAGTCGTGCCGGCTTAACATATGGCTCACATCCCGAAACGCACAACCAGATGCGGTCCATGTCTATGATAAGATCACCAGCAGACTTAACACTATCGACGTAGGAGGTCTTGCCCGCAAGTGGCGATCCATATACCAAATATACAGACCGCCTGCTGGCAAGTTTATCGTGAATCACATTATGGCATCTGTGATGCACAAGCATTATGTTGTCCGGATTCAGAGATACTGACACATCCCTGTAGTTATCTTCGGTCAGATATATCTTGTGATGGCAGATACAGTCATAAGCCTTCGTGATCGGCTTGTGACAGTATTCACATATGATCTGTCCTTTATCATCTACTCTTTCACTTCTAACTACATGTGTAAACTTCTGCCACTCTCTCGAGTGATAGAAGTCTGATAATGTTTTAGAATTCATCAAATCCTCCTATGCTTTTAGCTAAAAGCTCTGATGCTCTCAGCCTGTCTTTAATGTCATACCTGTTTGAGTCCATTACGTTCGTCCAGAACCCCTGAATCTCATTGATAGTAGCTATATGCAAGATAGGGCTTGTAGGATTAACACTCTGCAGATATCTGAGATATGCTATGTACTGCTGCACATCCTGTCTCGCTATAAGCTTATATGCATTACCTCTTGCATACTTCTTCGAATAACCGGCACGAATCGCAGACTGTTCTGCGTTGCCGGCACACTCACCAATGTAGTATGTGGCCATCAGCTTGAGCTGCGGCTTGAGCTTTGGCTCGTCCATGGCCTCACCCCTTTATATCTTCCGTGTATAATCGAGGGCAATCCAGCCGGCTTTACTCTTAAGCTGTCCCCACTTCTTCGCTCCTGTTCCACTTTTTTCAGCGATTATCGTATACACGCCCATATCTGTTATCATTCCATTCACCTTGTAATTAGTTCCGGCACCAGCACGGATATTAAGAGCCGGATCCGTAACCTTTACCCTGTACGACTTAAACGATGATGTCTTCTTCACGGTTGAGGTTGTAGGCTTTTTCATAGTTGTATTTGTAAGCCCTTTCTTGACCTGCTGCCTGAACCAGTCCATATCTTTTCCAAACTTAGCAAGCCAGTGATTGCAATCCACATGATCGGATGCATATCCTCTATCATGTGCCTCCTTGTGCGATATGACGTTGTTGATACTGATGTTGTACTGTTTCATCAAATATCTTGTGACTTCCACGGCAACTGCAAAAGCCTTCTCAAAATACTTCTCGTCTGTGAGATCATCCTCACATACCTCGATCTGTATATATCCTCTGTTGTAACTTCCTCTCCATCCACTACCACAGCCCCAGCACTGAAAGTTCCACGGCAATGTCTGTACAAATCTAACATCACCTTTCTGTGTCTTGCCGACGAACCCATGTACACATACGTCCGTCTCAGGATGATTCCAGTCATTCTGATATATGTTGTATCCGATGATGCCATCATCCGGCTGCACATATCTTCTGAGGTTTGGATTGTTACACCCTGTAGAATGTATGATGATTCCCACAGGAGTCATCCTCTTCGCCTCTTTATAGCAGCCATTATTTGTTAATAAGCATTTAAGCATGTTCATTCTTATTCTCCTCATGTCTTTCAAGATCTTTTATTCGATTGTTTGCAACCTCTATCTTTTCCTCTAGGACTGGGATGCGCTCCGCGAAGTTATTATGCTTATCAACTTTCTTTTCGAGCTGCTCTATCCGATAGCTTGTCATCCTCAGTCCACCAAGTGATCCTATACATGTACCAGCCAGGCTAAGCAGGCCGACGATGATTGTATCTGTCATCCCTACTCCTTATTCTGCTTTACAAGCTGATTCACATATACTGCTGCCCCCGCTACAAGTATTCCCTGCGTTATTGCCGTAAACACGCTCATGAGACATATGCCGCTGACTGCTGCCACATATATTGCGCTGAGGACTATGCCTATAATGCCGATCATCGCTGGGATATACTTATCATTGATCTTCTCCGTCTTCTTAAGCATCAAACCTAAGATATAAAGCACCGGTATCAATACCAGGAGCTCCGGCTTGATGTAATCCTGTAACTTGTCCATCTAACCACCTCCGCATAGTGTGGACATGCACCTGATACTTGTCAGGTGTCATGCCCCGTTTTTCACATTTTCACGCATTTACAAATAAAACACCAGTGCGCCCATAGGCACACAAAAAGAGCCGGTAATAATACCGACTCTATAAAATGTTGCACCGGTGCAACTGTATATTATTTTTGTAAACACTCCATTAGATCATTATCCCACCTCAATTATATCTGGGTATTTGTTATAAAACTCAAGACAAAGCTTTCTCTTGTTGCGGCGAACTGTGCTTACATCAACATTATATTTTTCAGCGATGACTTCCAGTGTCATATGATCCCGATAATACATTGTCAAAATATCGCTGTAGGTATGATCACTCAGTTTTTCAAGAGTGTCCTTGATTGTTATATCTTTTATATCGTCATCATAGTATCTCGTAAGGATATTTCCAACTGAGGATAGTATCATGTTGTCATTATAGCGCAGCATATTCTTCCGCAGCATAGAATCAATTGTAGCATTTACCACTTTCTTGATATCCGCATCTGTCACCTGCCACACCTCCTACATATCGTCTACATGACTTGCAAGCATATCTGCCATGTGAGTAAGTAGCACTCCAGAGCACTCACGAACAGCATTACCATAATAACTCCATTCCTTTTTATCCGTGTACGCTCCCATGTGGTATCTTATACACATTTTTTCTTCCTCCGTAAGATCCGCATGCCCCATGAGTATTATGAGGCTCTTATCACCATGTCCCAAATACCTTGTTTCGTTGTTCCTTTCGTACCCTTCTTTTGTTGCCTTGTATTCGTCGCACTTGCACACATCATGCAGTAACCCTATGATAAAAGGTGACTGCCATCTGTTCCACTTGTATCCCAGAGCACTTGATATTTCACTGAGATATTCAGCCACACGCCATGAATGCTCATACAAACCGCCCTCATGGGATCCATGATACTGTGCAGATGCTGGCGCATTAAAATATCCTATTGACTCAAGCCAGGGTACTATCTCTGGCATATTTATTGAGTCAAATATTCTTTTCCGATCCTTTAACACCATATCTTTTATAACGTCCACGCTTACGTAGTTACTCATATTTATCTTCTTCACTTGTACCGCCTCTTTCCTTGTCTTTTTTTCTGTAGATATTCTCCGTATTCCTTCGGTGTTTTATTTTTCATAGATATAACAGCCAACAAGTCGTTATAGATTTCCAGCATTTTACCACAGTCATGCAATGCTTTATTCACTACTTTTGTAACCTCCTCTAATGCATGTTTTATCTCATCACATCCAGTAACTACTGTCACATCCAATCCGCCACCTGACACATTTTGCATTGTCTATTTCCTCCCTTGTTGTATTTTGCCTTGTAGCTCTATTTTGCAGCGCACTTATTTTTCATATATCTAACCGCAAATCTGCTGCTCCCTTTCTCAAGCTCTCTCTGTCCATGGTATATAAGATCTGCAACATACTGTTCAGCCTCTCTGTAACTGACCGGTTCGGTGAAGTCTATGTATACTGATACCTTATGTGTACTCATACAGTCCTCGCACTCTACGGCTAGGCTATTCATTTCAATGTCCTTTGTCTCTCTCATTTATTGCTCCTTATCTATTTTTTTGATGTGTAATATATAATACTTCTTCCCTGGTTCAGCTCCCCACTCTGGCTTGCCTGTGCCTATACTAAGCGTACACATCGCTTTTATCTGTCGACTGGCCGCTGAATACCCATTACGGAACACAATTGGTACTGGCCACTCCACCCGATCAGCCTCTGGTAAAGCATTGTGCAATACCTCATCACCTACACATATTGCACAGAAAGCATTTAAGAGTCTGCTATCGTAGTAGTCTTTTATCTCCCTGTATTCCTCTTTCTTTTCTCCGGAGACGATCATATCAAACCACTTACGTTTTATCGGTAATATCAACATTTTTCATTATCCTCCAATAACCATACATGGAGCTACAGCAAGTGAACTATTTCCAGTCTGCCTGCGGTAGTAACCACCACCGCAGCACCAAGTACCGGTCTCCGCCCAAGCAGATGGACACCTGAGCCAATATGCAGTATATTCTCCATCTCCATTTGTCTTGATCGTTCTTTCCTGTATCCTGTAATAATCATATCCGTTTACCATTTCATCAACAGACGGTATAAAAGCTCTGTCAAGGGTATCTCCTCCTATGGTATTTGTACTTTTTCGTACTGTCAGAAGTTTCTTAAAATCATCATCCAGCCCTGGAAGGAAAACATGGTGCAGGTACTTGCGGATATCTGATGATTCCCATGCAAGCGTACCTTTCTCACTATATTTCATAATGTCATCTAATGTGTAATGAGTCTGAACCGTTACCGTTCCATCCCCATCCTTGTTCATATCTATAACATCGAGCAGTAACAATCTGCCCCTATACTCAACAGTCAACTGATCCCCCACGCTGAGTATTTTTGCAAGTCTTCCCTTTTGGACCATATCAGCAAACTCTGACATCGACATATCAGACTCTCTTTTCGCTATAATCTTCATATTATCCCTTTCTTATTTTCTTATCGTTGGCACTCCGGTACTGCTTGTATGCCTGTTTGATATGTAATTCATGTCTCGTGTGAGTGGTATCTTCTTTGCAAGACGCCTTATACCAGTTCGGTCAACCGCACATCCTCCGCACCTTTTACATACAAAGCTTAATGGAGCATGCTTTGATTCAACTTTCCCATCATCAATGCCTTCCTCAACATAAAACTGGTATATCTTTCCACAATGAATGCACGTATAGCAGATACGTGCATATACGTATTTCTGTTTTTTCATGTGCACCTCCAGCTTATATAAAAGCATCCTTTTCCAAGAAACTTGTATCTTTGGTAAACTTTAAAAGTTCCACTTCCAGCTGTGTCTGTCCACTGTACTTATGGCAATATAATGTCATTACATTATTTGCCCTAAACAGATAACTTCCGCCGCCTGCTCTCCATCCCTCTGGCTGTATCTCTCCGCGCCCACCTTCAACATTCATAGCCGATATAAGGGTTTCAAACACAGAATTGACATATACCTTGTTCATATCAGGACCTTCGTACACCTGGTATGTACCCTGAAATGTAGACACATACACATTTGTTGCCTGGTATACATCACCTGGTTTAAATGTGAATGACTCCTCTACCGATTCAAATATTTCCTGCTGCCTGTCTGTATTCTTACCGTCTTTAGTGTAAGTCCACGCTTCACCAACTTCCGGAAGATCTCCGATATATTCCATAAGTGCAGCCTTGACCTTATTATGCAGGAAATTTCTTTTAACACTTATTCCCCATCTGCTACTCTGTATCATAACCAGCTCATGTGTACAAGCAACTGTAATGCCATCGCCTTCATACGCTCTCTTTATCATTTTTTTGAGCATTGAATAATTAACAAACATAAACTACCTCAATTTTCTGTAATACAATTCTTCTTCGTTCCAGTTATCATAGTGAATCTGTAAGTACCCTTTAAACATCTCAAGCATTTCTGCCCGTCTGCCCTGATAACCGTTGTCCAGCATCGTGTGATGATACTGGCACCCCAGGGCACCATTCTGTTCTATTCCAAGGCCGCCCTTTGACCTTGGAATGTAATGCATTATCGACATTATCTGTGAATCAAACCAGTTGATGCTATCCATTTGATAGTTCATCCTGCAGAAGATGCAGCCTCCATCTCTTCTCTTAATAACTTCTCTGACCTTTGGTGAAAACTCCTTTGCCCTTGCCTGCTTACTCGCCATTTTCCGACTCCTTACCGACTAATGTCTCTACAGGTGTTGTCATCTTTTTAAGTGTAATAAGCACTTTTGACCAGTCTCCTCTATCTATGGCTATCTGCAGATCAAATATTAGTGTACTAAGGTGCGTCTTCAGTCTGTTTTCATCTTCCGAACCTGCTGCCGTGTTCTGCTCTGTCTGTTCTCCTGGCAGTTCTGGCGGTGTCATTATGTCCTTGTCACTGACATGTGCATCATTTTCCTTTATTTCCTCTGCATCTACTTCGACTGATGCCTTTTCCGGTTGTACCGGTGCAACTGCCTTTTTTTCAGTTTTCCGCACTCTGCTGACTGCTTTCTGGGTAGTCTTTGATGGTTTCTGAGCACTTTTTTCCTTTTTCTGCTCATTTTTCGCCGAAGATGTATTGCCTGATCTCTTTTTATATAGCTTCACAACTTCCAAAAACGTTGAATTTACTTCGGCTGACGGGTATTTCCAGTATTCACCTGTTCTGATATTTGTCAGAGTTACCTCGTCCTTTCCATCCATTATCGTCATGCCAAGTTTGCCTACGCCCGGAACTCTTGCAGACACATATCCATCGCCCTGTGGAGCAAGCAACTCTATTGCCGTGTAATTCTCATCATCCCATTTATCTGGCATGTCAATAGCTTTCAGGAATGCAAGGAGGTGGTCGTCTGTCTGTGGGTGTTCCATCTCGTCAATCATGACCTCAATGTCACTCACCTGTTTCTCTGTATCAACATCTTCCTTGATCTGCTGTATGTCCGCTTTGCTGTAGGCCGGTGTAAGAGTTTCGTTTATTGCGTCCGGGATCTGCAGCATGAGTGACAGCTTTGCATAGCCAAATCCTCTATACTGCTCAAGTAGCTGATCGCTGTACCCGCCTTCTGAGAATTTGTCATTGATGCGCATCCACCTGCTTACGGTAGTCTTATCAATGCCATATTCAGCCTGGGCAAATTCCGTCACACTCGAATATCGTCCTGCAAGCACTTCTGTATCTCTTGCCAACTTCAGTAAATAGCCTATCCGGACAAATCCCTCAGCGCTCTTGCTAAGTTCCGTATCAAGCTCTGTCTTGAAATCTTCGTAGGTTGTGCTTGGCGTCATCCTTGTCACATTCGTTATATCTAACATATTTCCTCCAGTCCTAAGAAGTCAGCCTCAAGCACATCTGCAAGTAGCTGCCCCTGCAGTTTTCCATGCCATACCTTCTTTTTTTCTTCCCTGATCTTCTTATAATTTTCTTTTCTCTTCTTCTCACTGATCTTTGCAAGTTTCTTATCTTCTTCGCTGAGGATCTTCTGAAGCCACTGCTGCCACTCGTGAAGGAATGGGACTGCTGCCTTCAGGTCGTCATTTTGATTGTCACCAACCGTTCGTTTCTGCCGGATGTTGCCAGATGGTTCAACCTCCAACGTGTACCATGGTTTTTCTGGATCATCATTTTTCCGGAGGAACATGATAAATGATTCTTTCGTTTCAATGCGCTGATAGTAGAAATCACATGTATGGATACAGTGTCCAAGCAAGGATCCCTCGCGGACTATATCTGTTATCGTCCGTGGTGCCACTATTTGATAGGCAGAACCCTTGTACTCGTACTTTAATAATCGTGGCAATTCTTCATTGACCTTGGGGAACTTTTTTGAGGCATCCTGTGCTGTCTTTTCCCAGCCCGCCTGACTTAATAAATCGATCACTTTTGTGTGTGCTTTTTTTAAATCTTTCGGCTTATAAATTTGTTCTGATGATGTATCCATCTTCAACCTCTCAGCCATGTTCATGTAGTCGTTATATGTTGTAAGTACTTGACTCATCGGATTTTTGTCAGATTGATCGCTCTGCCTGACAAGATAGTTGTATGCCTTGACCAGAGTCATATGATCAAGCATGTTTTTCAAGTATGATAAAGTAATATGTTTTTCAACCAGATCAAGCAAAATATCATCTGGATATATTGTATTGTCTACCTTCTCTCTCTGCAGATATGACAGATATAACGAGCCTCCGTCATGTGCCACTAATCTTGACAGTCTCATGCGGTCGATTCCAAGAGCCTTTGTGAGTTCTGTCGCTCTCCTGTCTTTTATCAGTCCGTTGTTCTTCGCAAGCTCGCCGGCAAGCCTATATAACCCGGCTTTTGCACACCTTTCTATATTGGGATCATACCTTTCAGCGTCAAGCCAATCTGCTACTGCGTTTGTTAGCTTTTTATTATGGTTAAGCACCGCTGGGAGTGAACTATGTACCAGCCCGGTCTTACTGAGGTGATACATATTGCCGGTATATATACGCCCTCTTTGCCAGTTTCCATAGTCTCTATAGTCTGACCGACACCACCTATGCTCTATATTCTTGTATAGTTCCCAGGAATACTGCCATTTTGTGCCACCCATAATAAGTGTTCTTGTATCTTCACGCAGATACAACTCTGCGTTTATTGTCCCTTTCCAGCATTTTTTTGCCTCAAAGTGTCTAACTACGATGCCTCCATCTATGTTCTGTACAAGCTGTACCTTGTACCAGTCTGTTGCAAGTGTATTTATTTTGCCCGAGGACTTGTATGTTATCTCTCGTTTACATCGAGGGCATATTCCAATCTTGCCATGTAGAGGTTTTTCCTTGAGCTGTACCGTTCTCTCGCAGTACGTGCACCAGCCTTCTTTCGCACCTGTTTTGCTGTATGTATATATCATGTAATTCTCAGATACAGCCTCATGGAACACCCAGCGTTTAAATGCCTTGGGTTCTTCTGGTACTCTTGCCATATCGTCATCCCAAGGGGCTGTCTCCCGGCGGCGCATTTCTGCAAGATCCTGCTGCCGGCATTTACGCTGATATTCAACGATAGCAGCATACCCGCTCTTATTCGTCTGCAACGTTTTCTTGATATACGCTGCCTGGTGCTCGTCCATCCATGGATCTTCAGCTCCACCTGACAACAGACCGTCATACCAATATTTCGCAAGTTTCACGTCTTCGACATTCTTCAGGTTGTCGATCATTGCCCTTGTCCAGCCTGTTTCTGTATAGGTTTTATCAAGTCTTCTTGTTATGAACTGTTCATTTTCATGGTCTATAAATATCTCATAGCATGGTGTACTTATCCCCTGGCGCATCCATTCCGTTGCGTACACCGCAACTTTAAGAAATCCTTTCAGATGTTGTGCCCTAAGATATACCCCGTACTTGTAAGGGTATTTAATCTCTGACTTCCACCATTTGTTGCTATTCGTCGGCTTGTCTGCTTTTGCCTTACGCATCATTTCCTTTGTTGCATTGAGCTGTCTAAGGGCTCTAAGTGTCTTTTTGATCATCACTCCACCGCCCTTCTGTCAATGTCGTAGTACACCATCGGTACATACTTTTTTCCATCAATGTGAATTAACTGCAATGCCTGTATCTCTTTCGAGTCTGCTGCCTCCTGAAGAAGTACCACATAGTCGCCTTTTTTACCTGCTCCGCATGGATTTTTGCCACGTACAAAAACAAATAATTCCCGGCCTGTAGTGCTGCTCCTGTCCTCATGCACCCTATGACAAGCTACCTTCGGATGTTTTAATAGATACTGTGCAGATGCAAGGATAAAACTCTGCAGATCAAGCTGTTTAAGCAATCGTATTTTTGTACAACATATTCTGCTCGCATCATCTTCATCTACATCACCGGCCACCTCTACCGCATAGAACACATTGTTGCTGTTCCAGCTGTAGTAACTAAGACATTCGAGTGGATTTTCACAGCAATGAAAACCTGTACTTGCTGTCTGAGCGCCCTCAGTCTCATACCATTTACCTACTTCATATGTCATCGTGCCGGATCCAAGTATTGCCTCAGGGCCTGTCTTTCCCTTCCGGAATCCCTTATATGCGATCATCACCGGGCACCTCCGTAGTATTTATGTACTATCTTCTGCAGCTCTGCCCGGCTTGGTACTCCAAGATAGAGAGGTCCACGGAGTATCTCTTTTTTTCCGTTGTGCGTGATCATCGTTACGTCTACTATCTTGCTATCCACCTGTGCCTTATTCTCAAACGAAAAACTGATAATCTCTGCAAGGCAGTGAGTGAGGTCCTTATCATCATGCTCTATGATATTGTTCGCAAGGGCCGTGTCATTCTGTGCCATCTGAGTGATAGTCTGTATCCAGTCCTTTACCACTCCCTTGCATGCAAGAGTTTTTCCCTGAGTCTCTATAATAGATCCGGCCAGATATGTAGCTGTCGCCAGCTCTTCGACCATGCCGTCAATATAGTCCTCTGCATCATCTTCTGTGAGCCCGATCTTCTTTGCATACTCGCAAAGTTCATTTGTCTTTCCTGCAGCTTTAAGCTCTGCTGCCCTGGTGTTAATCTCGCTTAATTTCATTTCTTTCTCTTCTCCTTCCGTGCAAGTTCGTCCGCCATCCAGCGGCTGTATTCATGTGATATATCAAAAACTACTGTGCATTGATGCCCTGAAAGTAAATACATGAGCTGCTGCCATAATTCTTTATTAGCAACTTCCTTGTTCTTCTTTGTTCGCCAGTCGTTCTTCATCCAGTCGCCCACATAGTTCTTAGAAATAGCAGTTGCAACATATGGCTCTGATACATGCATAGTCAGTTCACAAGGCTCTGTGATCCTTTCAAGTGCCTTGATTGCTGTAGTGAGAGTTGCACTCCTGGCATTGCACTCTGTCAGCTCTACCATATCTGTGAGTGTTGCCTTGCCCTTAGGACTTATCCACTCTATGCAGTACACTCCATATCCTGATACCGGTGTCACCGCCCGGATATCAGTCATCATGTATATGTCCATCTTCTTCATGTCGCAATCCCCCATTCTTTCCAGTGTGGTGCGCTCCTCGTCCCTGCCCTTATCTCTGTGTACTTGATATAACTCAAGCCACTGTACAGGTTCACACCCATCTTCAACGAGTTCTTGTCTATGTAATAGCCCTCAGTCGGTTTCGGTCCTGTATCAATGATCTTTCTCACCGTCCTGCGGGTGTAGATCTTCGTCTCCGGTTCTGGTCTAATCAGATTCCGGCTTGATGAGTAACTAGTAAGCACTTTTTGATCCTCGTCATCGAACATTGACAGCTGTGTACCAGTCTCATATTCCTTGACAAGATACTCTGCAAGCTTGCCATAATCCTCATCCTTATAGAGCTGTGTGTAGTTCACTTTGTGAGGTTTCCACTTTTCTCTTATGAGTTTGTCCGTGGGTGGTCCTTCTCTTATCCTGTTGATAACCATGTGTATATGTACACCGCCGTGTTTACCGACTTCTATGCGGCGTACCCATTTGTACTGCTCTCCATATCGGATATATTGATACCTCATGCGGTCATTGAAGTTCTTCAGGTCTTTCTTGACCTGATCTATGCTCGGTCTTGCTCCTGCTGGGTACTTAAGTGTCACCCAGTAATCATCCTCGGTAAAGTTCGCTTTTAGAAGTCGTCTAACCTTGATCGCCTTATTGGTTTGATTCTGTCTCCTGATAGTCTCCGGTGATGCCTTGTTTCTCTTCGCCCTCTTCTCTCCCTTGGCTCCGTACTTACCCATGTATTTGATCTCCACCTCATTGCTCTGTGGAAACCTGTATATATATTCCTTGTATGCCATGCAACCTTATCTCCTGTCCGTCTATGTTTAATATAGTTAAGAGTGTTTTCTTCCGCCCTTTCGGGCGGCTCAAATTGACATATGTAAGGCCTTATGCTATACTAAATATGGTGTTAATAAAGCTTAAGGCTTAAGCGGCTCTGTTCCTTGCAGAGTCGCTATTTTTATGCCATGATCTGCATCTTGTAACAGCCTTTTCTTCAAGCTTGTCTGCCAGTGTTCCGCATAGCAGTCCGGCAACAGCTATGGCTGTCATAAGTGTCCACTTCACGGCGCCGGGTGTCATGATGATAAGCATCATGAACACAGCTCCATACGCCCCGCCCGCCATGAGCATGGACACGTTATATGCAATTCTCAGATCTCTGTTTCTTTTGTCTTTCAGTTCTTTCCTCATTTTTCATCCTTTCGGGTGGTCCTCTTGCAATGATTGCCACCTCCTACTGCATCTCTCTTGTCATCGTTCCCCAGGCTATCGCGTCCGCCACCTTCTTAGGGTTGTATGGCGGCACCCTCCGGCCATCATGCAACTTCTTGTAGTATTTCAAGAAATCAATGTATGCGAGATAGTTGATATATGTCACACCTCCGCCATCCAGGATGGTGTACTCGTTATACCGGCCTTTCTCGACCAGCTCATCCAGCTCGCTCACTCGTCTGTTGATCGTTGACTTGGAGCAGTGCATCTTCTCTGCAAGCTCTGCTTTTGACAGGTACGGAGTTGCAGTCACGTACCTGATGCTTGTTATTTCCATTGTTTTTGGCATATTATGGAGCCCTCCTATTCGTTTATTCCGTATCGCTGTTTCCTATCGGTTTTGCCTCGGTATATCGAGGCATTTCTATCAGCGGTTTCTGGCTGACTATGCGGCTCATGATATGTTCAAGAGCCCAATTCGCCTCTACTGGTGTCTTGTACGCTCCCAGTTCCTCCACTGTGTTTCCTGTAACCGTCTCGATACGATGTCCCTGTATGCGAATCTTCGCAACGTAGTCAAGGTTGTATATCTTTGTTTTGTCTTTGTTTACTATGAATATTTTTCTTACACCTCTCTTTTCTGATTGCTGTCTTCACTCTGCACATCAACTCAGCTACTGCCCAAGTGACTATACACACGATTACTGCTATAGTACTGATTAACATAAAAAGGATTTTTAAATTTGCATATATCTCTACTGAATTACCCATATTCTTATTACCCTCTATTTCTCTGAATCTTTGGGCGCATATGTAAAATATGCCACCTGAGAATCAACATAATCTGATACGATCTGCTTGAGCTGTTTTGCTTTTTCTTCAAAAAGATGTTTTCTATGGTTGTTCTGCTCTGATCTGAGAGCTGTCTGCACAGCTATACATCTTTCACCGCTAAGCAAATAGTTCCTATACTCTATGTGTTCCGCCTGACAATTATCATCTAGTGCCAAAAACGCCTCGCATATGCTCAACCTGATGTCGTTGTATACTATTTCATCAAATCTTTTCTCTTCGATCGGGAGAATTCCGCTTTCAAAATCGTATATCTTATTCATCAGTTCACTCCTTTCAACTATTTCTAATCGTTACATTGTGTTATACTCCCCTTACAGGTCCCCGCCAGAGCCGAGTATGTATGAAAGGAGTAATCACATGAAAATAGAGCTTACATTCACTATTACCGCTATCATTGCCTTATGCTCAACAATTTCACCAATTCTAACCGCAATCATAAACAACCGATATTTAAGAAAGATGAAAGAACTTGAATTAAAACACGAGGCATATAAAGAAGCATTATTTTACAAGCGTGAAATCTATGAGGAATATCTTCGCCAAGCCAGCAGCATGATCGCTACCCACGAAGAAACCGTCATGCTAGCATATTCAAAGGTATATCCATTGGTCTTAGCATATTCCCCAGAGGAAATGCACAATGATTTAATAAACCTCAATAATTTTCTTATGCATATAAACAATTCAAGTCGGGACGAAGCAATGGCTCTCCTCAACAACATCACACCTAAAATTAAGAAGATAATTGAAGCAATGTAATATTCTGATAATGCCGTGCCTTTTGGTGTGGCATTATTTTTTATCTACTGATTACCTGTATAAGCATTATTGATATCAACATGCTCACAACCATTTCATATATGGAATACCACCACAATTCATGATCAAGCCCCTCCATCACTCTTGATCCGACTGCAAAAACCAAATTTATGAAAATCATCAAGCCATTACTACTCAGGTTGTATTCATTTATGGTTGTACAGTCCAAAGTCACAAATACAGACATAATACCGCACATGGCTATAACAACTGTGGAGTACCATTCCACCAACGGATCCAGAACATAAACCGCTATTATACTGACTATTCCCAAACTATATATAATCATCAGCCCAATAATTACTGATGACACTGTCTCACCTCCGTTATTCTTGTGCTATGCATTGTTAAGTTTCTCTTTCTATTTGCTTGTGCTATAATCTGACAAAAGGTTAACTTCGAATCTATACGAAAGGAGGTAAATATTTTGGCTTTATATAGCATGTTCGATATGCTCAAACAAATCTCAGACATAATCGCTGATGGATATGATTTTGCTGATGTATCCATCCTTGAACCCGATGAAGATGACGAACTGCCTGAGCATATGTGTTTTGAGGTTTACGACCCTTATGATGGTGGTATTGAATACGAAGGTGTTGATGCCATTGACGAATCATCAAGTGAAAAGTCACTCAATATCAGCGAGGACTCACCTTGTATGGCCTTTTCTCTCAATGAACTTTCATTGATTAAAGAGGCCCTGTTATGCAGTATCAGCAGCAACAACAATCAGTTAAAAAAACCACCTTCCAAGTTATCTCGTGATGATATTTCAAAAATTAAGTCATCATCAGCACAGATGAGAAACCTATCTGTTCAAATTGAACAAATACTTAAGGAACGCAAATGATTTAGCCCTTTTGCGGTCCACGGATGTAACTGCACATCCAAGCTCATGTTTGTGTATCAGTTTTCTGATAACCGGCATGAGCTCTTCTTTTATCTGCATATTCTTATCGTCATCATTTCCGCTGATAAAAATAATTAGATTTGTTGCACCAATACGTTTGGTGTGAAAATCTATTGCTTTCCCATCCGGCTTTAAATTTACTTTCTTATTCACCTTCTCACCTCCGTTGTTCTAGCCTTCACTCGCATTATGCGAGTATGTGCTTAAAAAAAATATCCTGCACTGTTGTATTGTAGTAAGCTGCTATTTTTATTTTTATTTCGTCGGTTGGTACTCTTTTACCCGTCTCGTACATTGCATATGTAGACTGGCTTATACCTAACGCTTTCGCAACATCTACCTGCGTTTTATCGCCCCTGAGACTTATCAGCCTTTTTGCGATGACTTCCTTGTCCACTTGTCATCCCCCTTTCTGTGTTTAGATTATCGCTTTTTGCGATTTTGTGAGTTTATAATATCGCTTTTTGCGAGTGTTGTCAATCACTTTTTGCGATATTTTTCTTGACTTTATCGCATAATGTGATATTCTGATGATACAGGGAGGTGATAAGATGGCTGAATTAAAAGATATACTAAAAAAATTGCGTGCTGAAAAGAATATGAGCCAAGCAGCTCTTGCGAGTGAATTAAATGCAGGAGTAAGCACTGTGGCATCCTGGGAAGTTGGTAAGCGTTTTCCTAGTAGAGATAATATGGAGCAATTAGCTGATATATTCAATGTCGATTTAGCTTATTTATATGGAGAGTCTGAAGTGCGCCAACGTGTTCATATAGATAATGACGGTAACGCAATGGTACCATTAGGGACATCCGCAAAGGTTATCCCAGTTCTCGGTCGTGTTGCCGCTGGTATCCCAATAAATGCAATCACTGAAATTATAGATACTGAAGAAATATCAGAGGACATGGCAAAGACTGGTGACTTCTTTGCTCTGCAGATCCAGGGTGACAGTATGGAGCCTAAGATCAGCAATGGTGATGTTGTAATTGTAAGGCAACAGGATGACGCTGAAACTGGCGATACTGTTATCGCTCTGATAAACGGAGACGATGCAGTCTGCAAACGTCTCCGTAAATATAAAGAAGGTCTGGAACTTATCTCTACAAACCCAAGCTATGCCCCACTCTATTTTGACGAGGAAACTATAAAGAATAAACCCGTCAAGATTATCGGCAAGGTCGTGGAGCTGAGGGCAAAATTTTAGTAATACCATATGGTGGAGGGGATTTTATATGAGAAAGTTTATATACGAACACTTGATAACTGGTGGTGAAGAAAAAATATTTAATACTGAGACATCTGCTATTGATTATGCAATAATCAAACACTCTAACGAATCTGGAGATATGGTTGTTGTAGAGGTAGACATCACTGAAAAGCAATTACGCGACTACCTTAATGAACACATTGAAATTCCCTGCCCCGCATGGCGCAGGGATGTTTGGAAGTCTTAACAGTAAGCAACAATTTTAAATTAAATACAAATGAAGGGAGAAAGCCTATGAGTAAAAAGAATACAAAATCAGATGTCATTAGAAATAAAAAATACAGCATCAAATTGCTCAACAATTTACTTGAAAAATATATTACTGATGAATCTACTCTACGAAAAGCCGACTTAATGTCTAAATGGATCGTTGATTATGTACGATATATCGACTTCGAGGGAACATTTGATCCGCGAAAAAACATTTCATATAGTCGTGGCGATATCGTTAAGGTCAATTTTGGGTTTAACATCGGCTCCGAACTTGGCGGTGTTCATTATGCAGTTGTAATTGATAATAAAAACAATCAATCTAGTGATTCCATAACCGTAGTTCCTATGAGCTCCATAAAAGAAGATACAGTCATCAAAACATATGATTTAAACATTGGCAACGAATTCTATAATATTATGAATGCCAAATATAACAACTTGCTTAAGGAACATACAACACATCGTGATGAACTTACTCAAATACTTACAGAAATACGTGATTTAATTTTTAATGCACCTTGTGATAATGATGATTTGGAATCATCCTCAACTCCAGAAAACACGACTGACATAACAATCGGTTCATTAACTAAAAAAATAGAAAAAATGAATGACGAAATTGACATATTAAAAAAGAACAAAGCTGAAATCGATCTTATGAAAACAGGAAGTCTATTAAAACCATGTCAAATTCGAACAATAAGCAAAATACGAATATGGTACCCAAAAACTCCAAGAGATCCTCTCTATGGCGTTAAGCTATCAGATGCTACAATGGATAAACTTACAAAAAAACTTATAGAATATTTTATAAAATAGAATATTTTCCTTGACTGCGAATACAATATAGTATAAAATTCAATTATATTTGAATTACGCCTATAGGGCACTAATTATTATTATTTACGAATTTGGACCTCGCAGAAATGCGAGGTCTTTTACGTTTTACATATTCATATAGCTATCAATGGCAGAATTGATATATTCATTAACACTTTGACCTGCTGCCTTGGCGGCGGCTTTGATCTTCTCCTTTTTGCCCTTTTGCACTGTGAGATTAACACGATCGTATTTTTGTTTGATGAATTCATTCTGATATTTTATTTGATTGAACTTCTCTTCTTCCATTGTTGTTATACCTCCGTTTTATAAAGGAGAACCCGGTTGACCTTAGCCATCATCTGTGATAAATTGTAATCAAGCAAGAGGTGGTTTACTGGTTGCTTATCGGGTATGTCTTAGGTGGGCTACCCGATTTTTTATTTTAAGCTCTTAATAATATATATGATGATGATTGTTATAAGTATTATCTTGATGATTATTGTAGCTATTGTCATTTGGGTTCTCCTTTCAATGAACCCCTTGCTTGATTACATTATTAGTATACCGCATATTGCGCAATATGTCAACACATATTACGCAATATTTAAAAAATACTTTTGTTGAACCAGTACAACTATCCCATTTTTGCTCTGCAAGGCTTTTATGGGATAAAGAAAGAGCCTGAGTGCTGATTCTTGATGATGAGACGAAGGAGATGGCAAAAG